CGTTACCGCCATAGCGAATAAAACATTCAAACTATTTGGAGGACTAAATGTCTGAGTTCATCAAGACTCAGCAGGAGGCTCGTGCCAATCTCACTATGCAGATCCGTGAAGTAATTGACGGAGCTGAGAGTGAGGGTCGTGGACTTGACTCTGCTGAGCTAGAAAAGATTGACCGCATTGAAGCTGACATCCGCAGGGCTGACGAAGCTCTGGAGGTTGCCCAGCGCAATGCTGAAAGAGCCGCTGAGGTAGCTGAGGCTTCTCGCGGTGTTGAGGTTGTTGAGGATTCACGCAGTTCTGCTGACGTATTCCGCAACCTCCGTGATGGCGAAATTCGCTCTCACACATTCAACCCAAGCCTTGAGAAGCGTGCAACCCTGACCGGAGGAACTAACACTGTACCTGTTGATTTCCTCGATGAGGTGTTCATGATTGCTCGTGCCGTTGGGCCCATGTTAGACGTTTCTGATGTTATTCAGAGAGAGTCTGGCGCTGACCTTCGCATCCCACGGATGACCGCTTATTCGACTGCCGCGACAGTGGCTGAGGGTGGGTCGATTTCGGATAGCGAACCGACCTTTGCTTCGCTTCTGCTGACACCGTTCAAGCAGGCGTTCATCGTGAAAATTGCAAACGAGCTGATTGACGATGCTGGATTCAACATTGAATCGGTTATCGCTGAGCAGGCTGGTAACGCAATCGGGTTCCAGGTCAACGACCTCGCCACCACGGGAGACGGAAGCAGTAAACCAGAGGGCCTAGTGCCCCAGACGCAGGCGGGGGTCACAGCGGCTTCGGCTAGTGCTATCACAGCAGACGAGCTAATCGAGCTGGCTTACAGCACCGATGGCGCAGTTCGCCGTCTACCTGGCGTTGGATACATGGCAAATGGCTCGACCATTGCTGCTATCCGCAAGCTGAAGGACACCGCTGGTAACTTCATCTTCGATCCACAGGTTGGCGGCCCAGACCGGCTCCTCGGTTATGACGTAATTGAGAACCCTGCTATGGATTCAATCGCTACTGCTAAGAAGACTGTTCTGTTTGGACACTTCCCAAGCTACAAGATTGTGACCACCGGATTGCAGGTTGCAACTTCTGTTGATGCCTTCTTCGAGAATGACATCACCGCTTACCGTTTCGTTTACCGTTTCGATGGCAAACTGACGCACGGCGGCCACGTCAAGCACTTGGTACAGGCGTAAGCCTTAGCAAGTCAAAGAGAAACCCCCTACCTCATACGAGGTGGGGGGTTTTCTCTATGTTCCAATACATTTCAAGATAAGAGAAAATGTAGAAATGGAAATCGGTATTTGGTAGTAAGCGAGTTAGCAACCGTTCCCGATCATTGATTCTCTCGATTGTGTCGATGATTTTGGCCCAACGATATTCCAGTTCTTGATTCAGTCGATCAGTACCGTCTCCAGACCACGGGGTTGTGTAATCGGCTCCCTTGCGCCAGTCACCACAAGCCATGAGTGCCGCCATACCGTGGCAAACGTGTTTGAGTGAACATTCGTCTCGATCCCCTAACCTCCAAATCGCGTTGAGTTGTTGGTTGAGACGATGCACGTTTTGTTGGTCAGTGCGTTTTGTCAGGTCGCATTTTGTTTCTGTCATTTCATTCCCTTTCGTTGCTACTGCTATTGTAAACCACTTGACAGAATAACACAACTCCAAACACAAACATTTTTTCAAATCAAATACACGCTGAGCGGTAGACTAGATACCGGAGGATTTCATGACAATAACTAACGGCTATGCGCCACTCGCAGACGTAAAAGCTGCACTGAGAATCACCGACAACGTGGATGATGGGTTGCTTGAGATAAGTATCGAAGCGGCGTCACGTGAGATTGACGGGTTCTGTGAACGTTTTTTCTATTCTGAAAGTGGGACACGGGTTTACCTGCCCACCGATGGGTTTCTATGCCACACTGACGATATTCAAACGGTCACGACACTAAAGACAGACACAACAGGCGATGGAACCTTTGATCGCACGTTTGCCACTACTGATTTCCAACTGTCTCCCTTGAATGGTATCTCTGGCGGTATAGAGACACCTTTCAACCTGATTACTGCTGTGGGGCGTTTCCTGTTTCCTGTCTATGAGCCGAAAAATGTTGATGCTCGTCAGGCTTCAGTGCAAGTTGTTGGTACGTTTGGGTTTGCTTCTATCCCTACGGCGGTGAAACAGGCGTGCATAATCCTGTCCATGAGGCAGTTTACGAGGTATCAGAGCCCCCAGGGGGTCATGGGATTTGGGGACTTAGGTGTTATGAGGGTTGGAAGGGTTGATCCTGATGTTGAGAAACTTCTCATGCCATTCCGTAGAATGAGAATCGCGTGAGTATTAGCACAATTCGTGACGGGTTAGCAACAAACCTTGCAACCATTTCAGGGCTTAGAACTAAAGCTGATATTCCTGACCTGCCTTCACCACCTGTTGCAGTGGTATCCCTCAATAATGTTTCGTACGACCAATCTTTCAAACAAGGTTTGGCACTGTATAACTTCACAGTGACTGTGATAGTGGGGCGTGTTTCAGCGCGTTCAGCACAGGACAAATTGAATGCTTATGCTTCCACAGGTGCTGGTGGAATCAAGAATGCCCTTGAGTCAGATAAGACTCTGGGGGGTGCGGCGTTTGACGTCAGGATGCAGGAGCTCACCAACATTGGTGCGATAACATTAGGAGAACAACAATACTTGGCAGCTGAGTTTTCGGTTGTCGTTTACGCAAGTTAGGAGACAATTGTGGCGGTTTTCGCAGCTACAGATTTCAACATTACTATTGGGGGAGCTGATTTTAGTGGGAGCCTCGCTGCGGTCACACTGGACATCAGTAGGGAAACACTCGAAACCACTGCCTTTGGCGATGCAGCTCGCACCTATGTTGCTGGGCTTCAGGATGCAACCCTCACCCTTTCGTTCCATCAAGACTTCGCCGCTTCCTCGGTGGATTCAACATTGCACACCGCGTTAGGTTCAGAGGTTGCTGTGGTCATCAAACCAACTTCAGCAGCGGTTGGGAGCACAAATCCGACATATTCGTTCAATTGCCTCGTCACCCAAATACAACCTTTCGCGAGTAACATCGGCGATTTAGCCACGCAGGATGTGACCTTTCCGGTCAGTGGGGCAATAACACGCGCAACTTCATAATCGTGTAGTCTTAGGGCATGAATTTTTCCCTGAAGATTACGTTTTTAGATGGTACAAACCGCGAGGTCAGTGGCATAGCTGCTGACCTTGTGGCGTTTGAGGCGCAGTTCGACCTCAGTGTTGCACGGTTGAATCAAGATATGAAGATCACGCACTTGCTTTGGTTGGGGTGGCACGTTTTGAAGCGCACCGGTGAAACAAAAGATACTTTCGATAAGTGGGTTGAGTCTGTAGAAGGTGTTGAGGCTTCTAACCCAAAATAATGAAGGGGCTGGGGGAGACTTCAGCTCATTGGCTTATCGCTCAAATCGCGGTTGAGACTGGTATCAGTCCAAATGACTTGTTAGAGCTAGAGCCGCGTATGCTGTTTACTTTAGAACGGGTTTTGATCGCTAAAGGTAATGCTCAGAAAAAGGCACGCAGGGGCAGGCGATAGAATAGAGAACAGGATTGGAGTCATCTTGTTATCTACAAAAATACGCGCTAAGGGTATGAAGGAAACCGTTGCTACACTGCGGAAATTAGATAATGAGACTCAGAAGAAACTTCGTAAAGAGTTGAGGTCGAAAATCAAGCCGGTAGCTCAGGCGATTGCTAATGATGTTCCTGCGACACCGCCGCTTTCTGGTATGAATCACAATGGTGTTACTCGATGGACTGGCGTGCCAAAAGTTGGGGTTCAGTTTCGAACTGGCGGTGGGAAGACTAGACAGATTTTATCTATGCGTTTCACGGGGGGAACCCGAGGACAGGGCGGCATCGGTTTCGACTATGCTGAGTTGGCAGGTTCGAGCCGTAGACCGGGGTCAGTTTTTTCGAGAGTTTATGATCGTGCCGGCAGCCCTGGGATTCAACATGCGGTGACTGGACAAGGTAAGGCTTTCAATGAAGGGATTAGGGCTGCGAAGGAGATTCGGGGCCGTGGTGGTTATTTCGCTTTCGATTCATCAATCAAGAAATATCCGATTATCGAGGGGCTGGGGAAACGTGCAGTCAAGGATTATATGAGAGGCGCGAGCGCCGCAATCAGGAAAGCTAGGTTTGGTTTCTAATGGCTATTTTTATTCCACTCGTCACTAAGTTTGACGATAAGGGTCTAAAGGGTGCCCAGAAAGCACTAGCAGGTTTCGCTAACTTTGCAACGGATATAGCCCGTGTTGCTTCTGCCGCTGTAGCTGGGGTCGCTGTCGCGAGTGTGAAAGAGGCAGCTCAGTTTGAGACTAGCTTTGCCAAGATTCAGGGTTTGGTTGGTGTTACCGCCGATGAGATTGGTGAGCTTGAGGATGCGGCGAAACGTCTAGGCCCAGAGTTTGGGGTGAGCGCTAATGAGGCTGCGGATGCCCTGTTCTTTATTACCTCGGCTGGTTTGCGTGGGGCTGGCGCTACAGAGGTTCTTGAAGCATCACTGAAGGGCGCGGCTATTGGCTTAGGTGATACTAAGACGATTGCTGATTTGGCTACCTCGGCGGTGAACGCTTATGGAGAGGCTCAACTTGGTGGCGCTGAGGCTGTGGATGTTCTTGCTGAGGCTGTTCGACTTGGAAAGCTTGAGCCTGCTGAGTTGGCTGGCGCTATGGGTCAGGTTTTGCCGCTTGCTTCTAATTTAGGTGTGAGTTTTGATCAGGTGGGTGCTGCGCTGGCAGGTATGTCGAAGACGGGTACTGATGCCGCTACTGCTTCGACACAGTTGCGGCAGATTTTCGCTACTCTTGCGAAGCCTACGGCTGGAGCTGATAAAGCGCTTGCTAAGTTGGGATTGTCTGCTGAAGGGTTGCGTGACCAAATCAGGGGCGAAGGATTATTTGCGACTTTAGAGACCTTGACCACTGCTTTCGATGGGAACATTGAAGCGACTACTGAGGTGTTTGGGAACATTCGTGCCTTGTCGGGTGTTTTGGATTTGATGGGTGCGAGCGTAGATGACAACCGAGAACTATTTGCGCTTATGGCGGATGACATCAAAATCAGTAATGAGGCAATGTCTATCACCGCGGAGACCGCTGAGTTCAAATTCAATAAGGCGATGGCTGGGACTAGAGCAATTCTGCTCGATATCGGTTTGGCTTTGCTAGAGAGACTGCAACCTCACTTGGATAGGCTCCTAGATTTCATGGAGGACAACGGTCCTGTCATTGAGCAAATGTTTGACAAGATTTTCGGCACTGTGGAAACACTTACAGGCAAACTTGGCGAACTTGGTGATGCGGTCATGCCGGTAGTCATTGACCTGTTCACTAACGAAACTTTCATGGAGGCTTTAGAACGTATCGGTGAGGCGTTCTTGAATATCGTGGATGAGGTAATCAAGTTTATTGATTCTGATTTGGGTCAGTTCCTGCTAAAGATAACCAGCAGCGTAATCATCGCTGGCGTGACTGCTCTAGCGGTTGCGTTCGAGTTCTTGAATGACGTTCTCAAAGAATTCAACCGACTACTCACGGGGCCAGTCAGACAAACTGACCTGCTCGAAAATCTTTCTTTTGGAGACATCGCTTCTGGAACTAGGCGCGGTGGTGTGGCAGGATCGGGCGGATATCTTGATTTCGCTAACGGTGGGGTTGTCATGCCGCAACCTGGAGGGATTCTAGGGCGGCTCGCTGAGGTTGGTCAGCCAGAAGTTGTGATGCCACTAACTCAGTTGGATTCGATGCTTTCGCAAGGCGCTCAAGGCACTGGAGATAGAAA